AGGACTTGTTACAGAAAAAAAAGATTGTGCCAAGACCTTCGCTGAATACAAGCAAGAACGTGATACACTATTAGCAGCATCGCAGTTGTTGAAAGACAACGGGATCAAGACTAGGATCATCAAAACCTATCTCCCAGCGATGAACCAACTCATCAATCAGTATCTCCAGCGTATGGATTTCTATGTGAACTTTACGTTGGATGAAAACTTTGAAGAGATTATCAAATCCAGATACCGTGATGTGTTCTCTTATGACAGTTTTAGTGAAGGAGAAAAGGCTCGTATTGATATTGCTCTGTTGCTTACTTGGAGAAGTATTGCTAAGCTTAAGAATAGCGTGGATACTAACCTCCTTATTCTAGATGAAATCTTTGACAGTTCTCTAGATCAACAGGGTGGCATGGATCTGAGTTGGATCCTCCGTAACTTTGATGAAAACAGTAATGTGTATGTCATTAGTCACCGTGAAAATCTAGATGGAAAATTTGATAGAACTCTTACCGCTCTGAAGGAAAAGAACTTCAGCGTGATCCAAGAGACAGTTTCCGAACTGGACTAGGGGTGCCCTCAAGGGGGTGCCCCTTTTGCTATGCTTGTTCCACAAGCGAAAGACACCACCCCATGTATCAAGACATCAAGGGCAACCTCGCCCGCCTGCTAGCGACTGAGAACCTCATCGTAGAGCACCGTAAGGTCCCTACAGCGATGTTTGACGTTGAGCGCCGTGTGCTTACCCTCCCCAACTGGGACCGCGCTTCTGGGACCGTATACGATATGCTGGTGGGTCATGAGGTGGGTCATGCTCTCTTCACTCCTAATGAAGACTGGCGCGACTTTGCTAAATGCCCGAAAGACTTTGTGAATATTATTGAGGATGCTCGTATTGAGAAGCTGATGAAGCGTAAGTATCCTGGTCTGCGTAAGTCTTTTGCTGGTGGTTACAAAGAACTGAACGATCAAGACTTCTTTGGTATCGGTGGTGATGATCTGAATACTTACAGTTTGATTGACCGTATCAACCTTCACTTCAAGGTTGGTGCGAGTGCCCTTATTCCTTTTGCTGATGACGAGCAAGTGTTCGTCAAGCGTACAGAAGACGCTGAGACTTTTGAGGAAGTCTGCCAGATTGCTGTTGATGTATATGAATTCAGCAAGAAGGAGCAAGAAGAGGATAAGATTGATGCGAATATCAATCCAGATCAAGCTACTCAAGGTGGGGGTGGTATGACCCAAGAAGGGAGTAATCCTGAAATGGGTGAAGGTGATAATGGTGATGAGGGTGAGAACACTAGTGGTGGTGCTCCTAGTGCGGATCAATCCACTAAAAAGAAAGATGGTGGTGATGATGCTGCTGGTGATGATCCTGGTGAAGAGGGTTCTAAAACTCAGGATGCTTTTGATCGTGCTGCTGAGAAATTCACGAACATTCACGCTACCAATCCTACCTATATTGAAATCCCTGACAGCGTAGTTCTTTCTGACTACGTTGCTGACTGGACTGAAATTCACGACTGGATTGACGAACAGCGTGAGATTTGGGTTAGCGATGTGAGTGGTTATGATCGTAGTAATGCCTACGATCATGTAGATAGTGTTTATCGTGAGTTCCGTAAGTCTTCTCAAAAGGAAGTGAATTACATGGTGAAAGAGTTTGAGTGTCGCAAGTCTGCTGATGCTTATGCTCGCGCAGGTCAATCTAAGACTGGTGTTCTTGATACCAGCAAGCTTCACACTTACAAATATAACGAGGATATCTTCAAGAAAATTACTATTCTCCCTGACGGTAAAAATCATGGTCTTTTGTTTCTGCTTGATTGGTCTGGCTCTATGCAGCGTGAGATCTTGGCGACTGTCAAACAACTCTTGAACCTGACTGCTTTCTGTAAGAAAGTTCAGATCCCGTTTGAGGTGTATGCTTTCACCAACGATTACGATTGTGTTCGTCGTGCCAAGCAAGGTAAGTCTCGCTACTATTCCGATGATGAATATTTTGAATTCAACGGTTGTAGTGCTGGTAAAATGTATCTCCCCAAAGGTCAGTTCCACCTGATGAACTTTATTTCTTCTCGTTCCAACTCTAAGGATTACGAGCGTATGTGTCTCAACATTTTCCGTGAGGCATACAACTATGTTTATCATAGTGGGTATCCCAACACTACTGGTCTGTGTTTGTCTGGCACTCCTTTGAATGAAGGTATTGCTATGCTGAACTACATTCTGCCTGAGTTCCAGAAGCAGAATGACATTCAGAAAGTAAATGTCTGTATCCTGACTGACGGCGATGCTTGCCAGTCTTCCTATGGTCGTCCCTTCTACAACGATTATAAGGATCAGCATTACGTTCGCCCCCGTCGTATTGAGCACGGTAGCTGTCTGCGTGATCGTAAGACTGGTCGCGTCTATACTGAATTTGATGGTTGGGAGAAGACTACTAACATCCTTATCCAACAACTTCGTGATCGCAACCCTAGTGTGAATGTTCTTGGTTTCCGTATCATGGGTGGTAGTGGTCTCACTAGTTTTGTGAATGGTTATGCTGACATTTCGCAGTATGATAAAGTCCAGAAACAGTGGAAGAAAGAAAAGTCTGCTATTGTTCCCAACCCGAAATCATTCACCGCTTTGTATGTGATTGCTAACAGCGCCTTGGATGAAACTACAGAATTCTCTGTAGAGACTGGTGCCAAGAAAACTGATATCACCAAAGCATTCAAAAAGATGCTAAACTCTAAATCTACTAACAAGAAGCTCCTCAATTCTTTCGTGGAGCACGTCGCCTAACCAATTTCCAAACTGTCCCATGGGGGGTCGCCATGACCCCCACCTGCCCTATACTACTTACATCAACGCAAATGACCTCCATGCCCCGCAAGTCTGACGTTACTACCGAGCAACTGACTTCCTATCTCTCTAAGAATTTCGGCAACGATATCAACGCTGCCATGGTTCAGGATGCTTGTGGCGTCTTTGAGATTACCTATGCGACTGCTACCAAACGCCTGCGTGATTTCTATATCAAGCGTGGCACTTGGAACCTGACCGTTCAGGAACGCCTTGAGAATTCCTACGAAGCTCCTGCTGCTGCTCCTGCTATTGCTATTACCGAACGGGAAGAACAGAACCTTATTCCCGTCAAAGACGATAGTTATGTCCCGTTCGGTAACTTTACGGACGTGAAAAAAGTCATCCAATCTGGTCTGTTCTACCCTGTTTTCATCACGGGTATGTCTGGTAACGGTAAGACTTTCTCTGTGGATCAAGCTTGCGCTCAACTGAAGCGCGAACTTATTCGTGTGAATATCACGATTGAGACTGACGAGGATGACCTGATTGGTGGTTTCCGTCTTGTGAATGGTGAGACTGTGTGGCATAACGGTCCCGTGATTGAAGCTCTGGAGCGTGGTGCTATCCTGCTGCTGGATGAGGTTGATCTTGCTTCTAACAAGATCCTTTGCCTCCAATCTATTCTTGAGGGTAAGGGTGTCTTCCTGAAGAAGACTGGTCGTTACGTTCAACCTGCTGCTGGTTTCAACGTGATTGCTACTGCCAACACGAAAGGTAAGGGTAGCGATGATGGTCGTTTCATCGGCACCAACGTGCTGAATGAAGCATTCCTTGAGCGTTTCGCTCTCACCTTCGAGCAGGATTATCCTTCTGCTGCTGTAGAAACTCGTATTCTCAAGAAATCTGCTGCCTCTATTGGCGTTGCTGATGAGGAGTTCTGTGAGAACCTTGCCAACTGGGCGGATATTATCCGTAAGACTTTCAAAGATGGTGGTATTGATGAGGTGATCTCCACCCGTCGTCTGGTTCATATCATCCGTGCCTTTGCTATCTGGCAGGATCGTATGAAGGCGATCAAGGTTTGTGTCAATCGTTTTGATGACGAAACCAAACAGTCCTTCATGGAACTGTATGATAAAATTGATGCTACTGTAGAAACCAAGGAGGAAGAGAATGCCGCAGATGCGTTCTGATAAATTTCACGGTTATGTGAATAGTCTTGCCGTTCTTGATAGCGGCAAGACCGTGAAGATCCTAGGTGGCGAGGGTCTGAAGTTATTCGTAAAAGATCTTGACGGCAACGTTCAAGAATGCTACCATAGTAATATCCAAATGATCTGGAACAAGTGAAATGAACTACAAATATAATGAAGACGCGATCATCGAGGAGCTGCGTCAATACATCACAGACACCTATCGGCAACACTATGCTGCTGGTGGCGAAGAAGGCATCCAAACTCTTGATCTGATTGCTGCCTGTGGTGACGGCGAATCTTTCTGTCGTAGTAACATCCTGAAGTATGCTTCACGCTACGACAAGAAAGGCACCGCCCGCCGTGACATCTTGAAGGTGCTACACTATGCTGTGCTTCTCCTTCATTTCAACGATCAAAACGCAAACCGTGAAGAGTATCATCGTCCATGAGTAAAGTTATCCTTTCTAAAAAAACCCTTGATGTCCTCAAGAATTTTTCCACCATCAATTCCTCTATTGTCTTCCGTAAAGGATCCACGGTTAGAACTATTTCTAACGCAGAGAACATTCTCGCAAAGTTTACTGGCGAGGAAATTTTTCCTGTGGACTTCGCTATATATGATCTCAGTCAGTTCCTTTCTGGCATCTCTCTGTTTAGCGACCCTCAGCTTGAGTTTGCTAACGAAGATTTTGTCAGCATTCGTGGCGGTCGTCAGTCTGCTCGGTATTACTTTAGTGATCCAGAAATTACGCTCAAGTCTGCTCCAGAGAAAAATGTAAAGTTCCCTGGCGCTGATATTCAGTTCAATCTTTCTGGTGAAGATCTGATCTCTCTTCAGAAAGCATCTGCTGTTTATAGTCTGCCTGATCTGACTTTTGATACTACTGGTGACACTATCAAACTGATCCTCCGCGACAAAGAGAATGATACCAGCAATACTTACGAGCAATCCATTTCTGGTGATTTTACTGGCGAGTATTCTCTGGATGTCAAAATTGAAAACATTCGTTTGCTCCCTGGTGATTACTCCGTCAAAGTATCTAAGCATCTTATTTCGGAATGGACTAACCAAAACCTTGACCTGACCTATTATATCGCCCTAGAACCCTGATGAAACACATCCTGTTTACCCTAAAAGAATGTCCCTCTGAACTTCTAGATGATGAAGGGTATATCAGAGATGTAGTGTTTGGTGCTGCCCGAGAATGTAGATCCACCTTGCTTGCGTTGAACTCACACAAGTTTGATCCGCAAGGTGTGACCTGTGTAGCGATGCTTGCTGAAAGTCACATCAGCATTCATACTTGGCCTGAACTTGGCATGGCAGTATGTGATATCTTCACCTGTGGGGATCACACAGATCCTCAACGTGGTGTAGAATATATGAAGGGTGAGCTTGAAGCACGATCCCTTGTTAGTAATGAATTTGTCCGACCTTTGGAGTGAGAATGAGTAAAGAGTTTTTGTGGGTTGAAAAGTATCGTCCTACTATTGTTGAAGATTGTATTCTCCCTGCGACCACCAAAGAGGTGTTCCAGGGTTTTGTCAACCAGGGGGAGCTCCCCAACCTTCTCCTTACAGGCACCGCTGGCGTAGGTAAGACAACCATCGCCAGGGCGCTCTGTGAGGAGATTGGCGCGTCTTACATCGTCATCAACGGGTCCGACGAGGGGCGCTTCCTAGACACCGTGAGGAACCGCGTGAGGCAGTTCGCCACAACGATCTCTCTGACCTCTGGGGCGTCCCACAAGGTCGTTATCATCGATGAGGCAGACAACACCACCAACGACGTTCAACTGTCCCTCAGGACCGCTGTGGAGGAGTTCCATGGCAACTGCCGCTTCATCTTCACTTGTAACTTCATCAATAAAATTATTGAACCGCTACACTCTCGTTGTACGGTTATTGATTTTCGTATCAAACCAGATCAAGCGACACAACTTCAGGGTGAGTTCTTTACTCGTTTGAAGTCTATCCTCACTCATGAATGTGTAGAGTATGAAGACAAAGTTCTTGCTAAGCTTGTCAAGCGTTACTATCCTGATTGGCGTCGCCTTATTAACGAATGCCAGCGGTACGCCGCTACTGGTTCTATTTCGTCTGCTATCCTTGTGGACGTTTCTGACGTTAATCTGGATACTCTACTGGCATCCCTGAAGAAGAAAGAGTTTACGAATGTCAAGAACTGGGTCGTTCAGCATATGGATAATGATCCCAGCATGGTGATGCGTAAGGTCTATGACAGTTTGTATGAGGTTGTGAAACCTGCTTCTATTCCTGAA